CTCCCGCGCTTTTTTTTTTAAATCAACACCACACCCGGCGACGCGTCGCCCGCTCCGCTGGCCGAAACCCGCACGGCGCGGCCGATCGCGGAGGTCGGCAGCGACCAGGGCAGCAGCGTGTCGGCATCGATCAGCACGAAGCGCTCGCCAACGGCATGTCCCGCCATCGCCCACTCGCTTCCCCGCCTTCCGCGTAGTAACCCGCCCAGCCGGAACTGCTTCGGCGCGATTTGCTCGGCGGTGGCGAACTGAATCAGCTCGTCGCCGATCAACGCGAGGTTCGCCGTGGCGGAAAGGCCGGTGGCATCGCTGCCGGCGAGCGCCATCGCATCGTCGAGAAGCGCGACATCGACGGTGTTGACGAGATCACGCAGCATCGCGCTGCCCGACGGTAATGTCGTGATGGCCTGACCGATGACCGCGGCCGGCGCGGTCTGCCCGATCGATTGCCAGCTGGCGCCATCGTCGAGGCTGATGGTCAGCGCCGCCTTGCGCCAGCCCGCCGAAGTGCCCGCCGCGGCGATCAGCAATGTGGGCGAGGTCGGCAGGTCATCGCCCAGCGAGGGCAGGTCGAGCAATGCCAGGGTCGTCGGGCCGAGCGGGAGATCGGGTTGCGACAACCCGGAGCCGGCGCTGGCGGGCGGAAGCGCGGCGGTTCCGCCCGGGAGCCGCTGCGCCGTCAGCGTCAGCCCCATCGCCTCGAACGCACGCTTGGTGATTCGCCAGCGGCCACCCTGCCCCGGCAGCGTCACCAGCGTTCGCGAACAGCGCGAGGCCGGTGAAGCGCTCGCACAGCCCGATCGCCGCGCCGATCAGGGTGGTGAGCAGTGCATCCTCGTCGGTGTCATCGACGCGGAGATAGGCCTTGGCGTCGGCCAGCGCGCCGTCCGCCACGCTCATCGCCGCATCTCCAGATCGAGTGTGCGGACAAGCGTGCGATCGTCCGCCAGCGTCACCCGATGGCTCAGCCGGTAGCGCGTGCCCGGCTTGCCGCCGGCAATGCGCGCGGCGGTGCGGCCCGGTTCGGCGTCGAGCGGCGCAATCGACAGGCCCTCGGGCGACGATGCCCATTCGATGTCCTCGATCGCGACGCCGAGCAGTGCCGCGTGCGGCCAGCAGATGGAATAAGCGAGGGTCGCCTCGGGCGACTTCATGAGCATGGACAGCACGCCCGAAGCGTCGTAAAAGAAAAGCGCCGCGCGAGGGGATCTCGCGCGGCGCCAGTTGCTCGGCGGGAAGGGGATCAGGACGCCGAGAATTTGATCAGCTTGATGGCCTCCGAATTGGAGACGGTGCCGCCGATCCGCCGCGTCGCGTAGAAGTGGACGTAGGGCGTGGCGGTGAACGGATCGCGCAGGATCGCCGTCTCGCCGCGCTCGGCGATCAGGTAGCCGGCCTTGAAGTTGCCGAACGCGATCGGGGTGGCGCCCGAACCGATATCGGGCATGTCCTCGGCCTCGACCACCGGATAGCCGAGCAGCGTGTCCGGCTGTCCCGCGACGAGACCGGGCGACCAGAGAAACTGGCCCTCCGCCGTCTTCATCTTGCGGATCACCGCCAGCGTCGCCGAGTTCATCACGAACACCGCCCCCTGGCGATACGGCGCGCGCAACGACTGGACGAGATCGACCAGCAGATCCTCGGGCTCGCTTGCCGGGAAGGCGCCATCGACGCCGGTCGGCAGATACTGGATCGTGCGGAACGCCCGCGTGCCGTCCTCCGCCGCGCTCTTCGGCACGGTGAGAAAACCCTTGGGCTTGTTGACGCCGTCGCCGTTGACGAACGCCGCTCCCTCGGCGCGGGCGAATTCGTAGGCGATCTCGCCCGCCAGCCACGCCTCGACGTCGAAGGCGGCGTCGTCGAGCATCGCCTGGGTCGCCGCCGGATTGGCGAAGAGATCGCCCATCGCGGGCACGACCTCGGCGAAGGCCGGCGTAGCGGTGTCGGCGCGGGTCGCGTTCTCAGCCGCCCAGCCCGACGATATGCCACCCGTCGTCACCAGCTTGCGATAGCCCGACGACCCCACCGTCACGACATTGGCGACGGCGCGGATCGGCGAGATGGCGGAGAGGATCGATCCGATCTCGGCGTCGATCTCCTGCGGCACCGCATAGCCGCCGGTGGCATCGGTGGTGCCGTCGATCGCCTTCACCTCGATGCCGGCGGCGTTGCCGTGGCGCAGATAGCGATCGACGAACTGCTTGGCCTCGGGAGCCGCAGCCCCGGAGAGCGGCGCACGGGCCGCGGCGATGGTGCCAGCGTCGAGCTTGGCCTTGAGATCCGCCATGCCGGCGCGCAGTTCGGCAATGTCGTCGGCGCCGGCGAAGCTCGCCTCGAGCGGATCGTTCTTGGTCTCGTACATCATATTCTCCTCAGACATTCATGTCCTCCTCGTGGACGGCGTGCACCCGCGCTCTGGGCTGCATGGGAAAGGTGACCAGCGAGACCTCGACCAGATCGAGATCGGTGAGCGTGCGGCCATGGGGCGGGCGCGGCTCCTTGGCGCGCGCGCGGTAACCGAAGCTCAGCCCGCCGACCGCGCCTTCGCGGAGCAGCGCGGCGGCCTCGGCGGCATGGTGCGCTTCGGGGGTGAGGCGACCGATGACGCGCAGCCCGCGCGCATCTTCGGCGAGGCTTTCGATCCGGCCGATCGGGCGATCGGGGCTGTGCTGCCAGAGTAGCGGGATGCCGCTCCCGGCTTCCACTGCGCGGGAAAATGCCCCCCTGCGGATCAGGTCACCGCCGCGATCGACTGTGTCGAACAGCGCGGCGTAGCCGGCGAAACGCAGGCTCATGAGCGCACCAAGGCGACCATGCCGAGCTTGGCCGCCATCCCCAGCATCAGCGCGGCGAGCAGGATGCGCACCACCCAGCCGACCACCACGTCGCGCGCCGTCCGCTTGGCGTCGCGCCAGGCGGAGAGCAGTTCGCGCAATTCGTCGAGATCGGAGCGCGCGCGAGGATCGGCGAGGCCGAGCCGCTCCAGCGCCCGCGCGGCGCCAAGCTCGCTCGCCTCTTCCGCGACGGCGCGCAGTGTGAGGAAATCGGCCCCCTCACTCCGCCCCTGCTCGACGAGCCGGGCAAGCAAAGCGCTGTCGGTATCGGTGGTCATGCCGTTACCTCGCCCACATCACCCGATCGGGGCGCGAAGCCCAGCATCTGGCGCTTCTCGTCGTCCGAGAGGAAATCCGCGTCCGCCACCTGCGCCCACAGCGCCTGCCGGTCGCTGGCCAGCGCCGGGATCTTGTCGAGATCGATCGCCAGCGTCAGTTCCGGCCACCACGCCGCCAACGCAGCCTGGACCGCATCGATGATCTTGCCCGCGAGCGGCAGGATGGTCATCTACCGCCCCCGGACATGCGAAGGGCCGGCGCGGTGTCACCACCGCCCGGCCCTCAGCGTCGAGTTACCGACGCAACTTCTCAGCTTGATCCCTGTTTGCCAGATCAGCGTTGCGCTGTCAAGACAAAAGTGCGTATTTGGTTATTAACTTGCCCCCTCCAGCACCTCGCTGGCTTCCATCCATTCGGCTTCGATCGCCGCCTGCAACTTCTCGACATCGCCGCGGCGCTTCATCAGCTGGCCCATCGTCATCAGCTTGAGCGCAGGCGTCGGCTTGCCGGCCAGCGCCTCGTCGATCTCGGTCATGCTCTTCGCCAGCCGCGCGATCTCGGCCTCCGCCTCCTTGACCTTCTTGCGCAGTTCCGCCGTCGCTTCGCGGCGATCGGCCGCCGCCTTGCGATCTTCCTTGCGGTTGGCGCCCTCGGCCTTCGCCTCGCCGCTGCCTCCGCCCGAGGTGATCAGCTTGGCATAATCATCGATCGTGCCGTCATACTCGGTGACGGCGCCATCGGCGACGAGCAGTAGCCGGTCCGCGACCATTTCGAGCATGTGGCGATCGTGGCTCACCACCACCACCGCGCCGCGATATTCGGCGAGCGCCTGGACCAACGCCTCGCGCGTATCGACGTCCAAGTGGTTGGTCGGCTCGTCGAGGATCAGCAGATGCGGCGCGTCATGCGTCACCAGCGCCAGCGCCAGCCGCGCGCGCTCGCCGCCCGAAAGCTTGCCAGTCTTGGTCACCGCCTTGTCGCCCGAGAAGCCGAAGCGGCCGAGCTGGTTGCGCACCGCGCCCGGCGTCGCGCCCTTCATCATCCGGCCCATGTGATCGACCGGCGTGTCGTCGGGATCGAGCTCCTCGACCTGATACTGGGTGAAGTAGCCGACCGACATCTTCGACGCGGTGTTCATCGCGCCGGCCATCGTGGCGAGCTCGCCCGCGATCAGCTTGGCGAGCGTCGACTTGCCGTTGCCGTTGCGGCCGAGCAGCGCCACCCGGTCGTCGGGATCGAGCCTGAGCCCGACATTCTTGAGGATCGGCTTGCCCGCCTCATAGCCCACCGACGCACGATCGAGCGTGAGCAGCGGCGGACGCAGCCCTTCGGGATTGGGGAACTGGAAGGTCAGCGAGGGGTCGTCCGCCACCGCCGCGATCGGCTGCATCCGGGCGAGCGCCTTGACGCGGCTCTGCGCCTGCTTGGCCTTGCTGGCCTTGGCCTTCCAGCGATCGACGAAGGCCTGCAGCTTCTCGCGCTGGACAAGCTGCTTCTCGCGCGCGGAGGCCTGCTGCGCCTGCCGCTCGGCGCGCTGGCGCTCGAACGCATCGTAGCCGCCGACATAGAGGATGGTCTGTCCGCGATCCAAATGGAGGATATGATCCGCCAC